CGATTTTGAATGGTAGTAGCGATAATATCGCTTACGTTTGCGTTAGCAAATGACATGGTTTAACTCCAGTATCTGATAAATGAATGGGAAAGATTCCCGTCGATTTGTCAGACGTTCCCTTTTACGCTCGGATAGTTCCGCGAGGTCAGGGTGGGCAGCATTGCGCTGATCCTTGGAGTCGGGTGGCTATGGCTGATTAGGCACGTCCACTTAATGCAGCCAGACCTTATGGGCCCGGCTGCGGCAATTTTAATACTATCGCGTCATCTGGGCAAGAGATGCTTCAATCGCACCGCGAATATCATCAGCCGGTGTCTCTTGCTGCATCCCGCCACCAGTGGGCGCACCAGAGATAGAACTCGCTCGGCCCTTAGCTGCTTGGGCCGCACTATTCTGTTGCTGCAATTGCTGGTGCTGTTGTTGCTGGCCCATCAACTCTGAAATCTGCGGGTGCATCATGCAAGCGCGGCGATAACATTCTTCGAGTGACATACTCATGCCACGCTTGGTCGCGTAATCCATAATGTCGGCCATGTCAGCACGCACCACGTCACCGTAAGGTTGACTGTTGATGAATTGCTCCACGCTCTGGACCGCAGCCTGCTGGTGCTGCTGCATCTCGTACTGTTGCTGCTGCTCCATCTGTTGGTAGCGCTGCTGCATCGGTGCAAGGGCTTGGTTTACGCGCTGGTTGATGCGTTCCTCGATCGGGTCCACCGCTGGGCCTTGGCCCACCAGCGCTTGGTCGAGCATCCCCACGTCAATCCCAAATTGCTTAACGAGTGAGGCCACCAACTGGGCCTTCTGTTGTGGGGGCGCAGTGCGCAAGGCTCCCGCCGTTTGAAACAGACTCGCAATCGCTGTCACCGGCGTGCCACCCTCGCTCTGGATCATGGCCATGTAGGGCGTGATTGTTTTCGTAATTTCTTCACTAAACCTACGCGCCTCGACCGTCTCTTGGAGTGTCTGCTGAATCTGGCGCTCACGCGTCATCACGCGCTGCTTAACCGCATCGGGCAGTGCGGCCCAGTGCTCACGCTCGGCGGGTGTCCACGCCTGTGGGGCGCGATCAATGGGCCGTGCCTGCTCAGGTGTCGGCAAGCCACTCTCAGGCGCTTGTGGGGGCGTTTGCGCCTCTTGTGGAGGTTGCGCACCCTTAGGGCCGGGCACAATGCCCTCGGGCGCAGGCTTAGGCGCAAAGCGCCCTGACTCGTCGCGTGGGCGCTCGGCCATCGCGTTTAAATCCACGGGGGCGGCTGTAGGGGTGGGGGCCTCTGGCGTAGAACCTTCGGGTGAAGGAGTAGGAACCGTGGGCTCTGGGTTGCCTGAGGCCTCCGTAGGAGGTGCAAGGTCAGTGCCCTGCAATGCGTTTTCTAATTCTTCGCGTAGGTCGTTGCTCATTGAAATGCTCCGGGTGAGGTTACTTATAAGTTTTGATACACGGTACGTGCGATGGTCTCGCGACGAGCCTTGCGGTCATCACTGCCATCGGTGAAATGCTTGGCACGCTGGGTCTCAGCGGCCGCCCACGTCTCTTTAAAATCGTCGGCGTAGGCCAGGTTGTTTTCCTTCATGTACTTGGCTCTTTTTGTACGACTCGAAATATCTGTCCCATCGGTTGCACGCAAGTCACTGAGCGTCTCGTCAGCCGCCAACATCGGGGCCTCAATGACACGCTCAGTGTTTACGAAACACTCGGGGCACTCGAAGTCACGATCAACCGAGTACGCCTTGATGCTGCACACTCGGTGAAAGTGCTCTCCACATTCATTGCACTTGTAGCGATAGAAAGCCATCGTCTTACTCCACGCTCGGTTTTGCGCCACCCACACCAGCCCCACGCGTTGCGGGCAAGTTCGGGTTAGGTTGCTGCATCACTTTGTTCTGCGCTTGGATACGAGCCACAGCCATGTCGTGCCGATCCTTGACCACTTGGTGCATCATCTCTTGCTCGGACTTCTGTGCGGCCGCACTCATCTTCTGCTCGGCCATGGCTTGGTCGATCTGCATCTTCTGCTGGGCCTGAGCGCCCTGCATCTGCATTTTCTGTTGCGCCTCTTGACCCTTCATCTGCATCTCAGCTTGAGGGTCTTGCGTGGTGAGCACTTGGGCCTCGACCGTTAACTTCTGGGCCTTAGCGTGTCGCTCCATCGTTTGCGCTTTCGTGTTCTCGATCTCAGCCACTTGCTCAGGTGATGGCTGTGGTGGTGCAGGCGGTTTACTTGCGGCCGCTATCGCGTGGTCCAAGATCGACTCGATGTTGTTCGCGCCCTTCACGCCAGCCAACATCGCTTGCATCATCTGCAACACAAACGGCGCAGCACCGGGCACGCCTTGAATCACCGGGGTCATCTGCGCCACGAAGTTACCGATCGCGTTGAGCAGATCGGCTGAGTCTTGTTTCTTCGCGGCCCAATCGACCGCGGCCATCGTGTCAGCGTCCACGTTCACGCGGTACTGCTCCATGCCCATCTGCGCGATGACTTCAAGCGCTGCGGGGATGTGCTCGCGGTCTTGCGTGTACTGGATGTTGCTCATCTTCACAATCGTTTCAGGCTGAAAGTGTGTGGCGATGATCTCGGCCTTAATGCGCAAGGCGTGCCTGACCCATCTCGCCAATTCAAACTGGTAATACTGAAGTCTGGTTGAGCCGAACTGAGCCTTGATCTGTTGCGCAGTCGCGGTCTCACTGGCTTTACTTGCGCCACGCATAATGTCGCTGATCCCCAGCACTTCATAAATCTGCTGAGTCTTGTCACCACGTTGCATACGCAAGTATTCAATGGCCTTAGCGATCATCTCGATCGGCACGAACTCGATCTGACCTTTGATGCCGCCCTTCTCGGCGAACATGGCCCAGTTATCCACCGGAATCAATCTGTTCTCAATGCCCTCGGTGAATAGCTTCTGCACGCCCTCTGCACTCTTGTCATAGACCCCAGTGACTTTGCACGCCTCGGTCAAATACTTGATGCGCGTGTTAATCACATCCAACTCATCGAACTGGTCTTGTGCAAAGACGTACAACGCTCTGGGCATCATGTTCGAGGTCGTTGTGTTCATCATTGCGGGCTTGGGGCATGGAAAGAAATCATCCAACCCAAGCGGGTCGTCTTTCACGTCCAGCACTACATCGACACCCTTGGCGTACCAATAAACTTTCTTATCGTCCTTAGACCAAATCTCAAAGACCTCGGCGCGATCCCATGGCTCGTTCTGAGGCAGGCCATCGTTACCACCCTCTTTGGTCTTAGGTTTTTTTGCGTAGTTCAACTGCGCTGCAATCACTTTGCCAAATCTTTTTTCAGCTTTGTCTTTGACCAAATAGGTTCTGCGACCCACCCAGCGCACTTCTTCCCACGTACGAGCAGGGCTCCAAAAGAAGTCACCCCAGTAGATGTAGTCGGTCTCAACTTCTTCGCTCGTGATCTTCTCAAACTCAGCGGCTGGCTCAATTTCTTCGAGCGTGTGTGGGTGCATGATGGCGGGCACTTGGACCTGCTCAGTCTCGACCTCGTACCTGAACCAAATTTGACCAAGCCCCACGATTAACCAGTCACTGATGCCGTGCCTCAACGCTGCATCGAAATCACTACCATCTTCTTCTAGCCCACTATTTAAAATGCGCTCAAGCATGGTCGCGGCCACTCGCGCCCCATCGTCCTCGGCATCGTAATTTGATCGCGCCACGTCAGCCTTAGGCGGCCGCGCATAGAGACTTGCCTTCATAGTCTCAATGGTTGACCAAAATAAATTCACACGGCTCTCAGCACTCTCAAACCCATCGCGCTGGTCCAAGTACCTCTTGTTGATCTTCTTCGAATCTTCGTGCCACTTCAGCACCTCTTTGCCCGCGGCCTCGATCTCTTTGTTCCAGCGCAGCGCTAATCCAGCCGGGCTCGCGTCATCTGGCTTATCCAGTCCATCGTTAAATTGGCTCATCATCCTATCCTTACGTTTTGTTTGGGCGCTGTGTCCCAAATGTCATCTAATGAAAATTGATATTGCTGGGGCACGTCCGGTGTCTCATCTGGCGTAATCGCAAAGCGACTCACCTTCTTCACCTTCAACTTCTTAGCCACAATCGCCAAGTACCTAAACGAGTCACTCGCGTGACTGTGCGCATCGTGCTTGGGCTTCTGTCTGAACGTGCCAGTCTTTTCGTCCCACTCGCGTGAGTAGGCCCTTAAATGCTCCAGCCCCTCGTAGGTTGCTTGTTCGTTGAACCAGCACAGCG